GTTATATCTCCAGATATAAAGCAGTTATCAACAGATTTACAAAAGAGTACTATTCCAAGAACAGCTATAGGTCTTAGCAAAACTAAATTAATATTATCCAAAGATCTAATTTTAAATACAAGCGGAACTGTCACACCAGAGGATTTTGTGGTGAGAGAAAATTTAAGTATTACAGATATAGCAACTACTCTAGTTTATAAAGTTGTTAAACTTTATCCAGGAGTAACAGTTAAAATAACATTAAAAGGCGCTACTTATGTTTATATAAATGGTGTTCTTTATATACCATCGGCTGTTTCAAGAACACAATTATCACATGATAAACATTTTCTTCATTATACTTTAGATGGAGCAACAGATAAATTACTACTATCAGAGGTGGTTGATTTCTTTTTGACTAGATCACCTTTGGTTTTACCAAATCATGCTATGTTGTTACCGGATATAATAACTTACCTTGAACATAATTTAGAGGTGAGTGATGATATCATCACAAGTAAAATTGCAGAGCGAGCACCACAAAATGTATTTCTTTCAATGGATTTAATTAAATCTATTAAAATGATGTTAGAAAACCACCCTATTTTAACAATAGGAGCTGGTTTGTTACTATCTATGACAACTATATATACTTTATATAAAGTTTTTACAAAGAATGAACCAGATTCACCTAATTCTTATGATAAGAATAATGTTGTCACATCTGGTAATAAAAAGAGTCTAAATAGATTGCGGAAGAAAATGGTTCGTATGAGAGATAATCTTGACCCAGCTTATTCAACGAATGATTTTGAATTATATCAAATATACAAATGTTATAGAAACAGGAGATATGTCCTTTTTAGATACACCAAATGCAAAAACATTTGCACAAACTATGCCCCATTCTATAATCCAAGATATGCTTAGGATTAAAGAAGCTAGACCTTTAGCAGTTGGAGTAATGGATTTGATTTTATCAGATCAACCTAATTTACTTAGATTAACACCTTCTCTAAGTGATATGACTGTTATAGATCCATTGCCTAATTTACTAGAGAAAAATTATTTTCAAATAACAGCTATAAAAGGTAAAGCACATGCTCTAATGACACACAAAAATTTTGGTATTACTGTTGCACATTTATTTTCAACAGTAGGTGAAACTGCTTTTATCAAAGATGATATAGGTGAACATTCTATTATTTGTTTATCTATTGATAAGAAACGTGATCTTGCAACTTTTCAAGTTCAAACAAAGAATTACCAATGTAAAAGTATATTGCATCATATAGCTGATCATACCGAACTTCAGCATAGCAATACACATTATTATCTTAGATTTGGGACAAATAGGATTATTTGTCCTGGTCGAGGAAAGTATAATGCATACTATAAAACTTATGCACAAACAGGAGTAGATTGGTCACCAACTTCAGATATAGTGAATTTTCAATCAATCACTACATCAGATAATACATTAGTATTTAATATTGGTGATTGTGGTCTTCCGTTAGTTGCTAAGAATGATCAATCGATACCTAAATTGTGTGGTATACATATAGCTTTTAATGCTACTTATAAAGAGGGGCGTTTTGCGGCCATAACAAATAAGGTTATGGGTGAGCTTTTTCCAAATTATGATACACCAAACATGTTGGAAGGGTTAGAACATACTCCAGTATCAGCACAAATTTTAACAGAG